ATTTCTTGGCCTGCTCGGTGAGGGCCGCCAGGCCCCGCATCTCCTGGGCCTGGGCTTGGGAGATGGCGCGGCCGGCCTCCAGTTTCAGTATCTTTTCCTCCAGGGTGGCGGCGTTGATCTTAACCTCGATGGCCAGGGATTTTTCCTTCAGGGCCAACTGCTCGGCCAGGAAGGGGGTCGCCTGGGAGAGCTGGTCCAGGTAGCCTTTCTGCAAAGACAGGGCCTCCTGGGTAAACTTGTTGTCCAGGTCGGCCTTGCGCTTGTACCACATGCCGTCCAGGGCCTCCTTGGCCCCGGTGATGCCATGGTATTTCTTCAGATCGTCGTTATAGCGGGCGTCCAGTTCGGCGTACTGGTCGCCGGATTCCTTGGCGACCAGGCGGGTGAAATCGTCCTCGACCTTGGCCTTCTTGGCCCCGGCCACCTGGGCCGTCAGGGCCAGGGCTTCGGCGGTTTCGGCCCCCTTGCGTCCGACCTTTTCAATATCGGCGATGGTCTTGACGGCCCAGGCGTCGATCTCGGCGATGCTGCCCTCGGTGAGCTTGGAAAGGTCCTGTTGGAGCCGGTCGATGATGCTGCGCATCCGGTCGGTGCCGTCGGAGCCCCCGCCGCCTTTGCCGCCGCCGCCGGAGCCGCCGCCATTGCCGCCGCCGCCCAAACCTGTCTTCGGAGCCAGGGGGGCAGGAATTTTCCCTCCTGGAAGCCCTTCAAAATTACTCATGTCTTCGCCTTCAGCGCTGAGTAATTCTCCCCTCCGGGAGGCCCTTGATGCCGCGCCCCCATCCCCGCCGCTAACGACGTTGATTACCCAGGTGATGGGCTGAGAAACTGTGTCGAAAATTTTTTCTATCCAGGTCCAGGCAGAGCGGAGGCCGCTCTCGTCGACGAGAATATTCCACTGCCGGGTTTTGTCCTGCCAATCAAGAAGTTCCACAAATCGATCTTTTAATAAAATAATGGGTTTATCAAAATTGCTGGAGGCCCATTGATTCCACTTTTCCCAGCCCCGGTCAACACTGCTGTTAAATTCCCGGCTGTCGGCATTGACCCGTTCGATCCCAATACTAATTGTATCCAGGGCTTTGGCAATAGATCGCCAGGCGGTTAAGCCGTCTTCAGGGTCCTTGCTACTTCCTAAATTATTGATCCAGACGATCGTCTCCGCCACTGACTCAACGGTTTCCCTTACCGATCTCCAGCCGCTATAAATATTGTCGGCGATCGTGTCCCCATGTTTTTCCAAATAAGCATTGATATCAGTAAGTAATTCCGTAATGTCGGCATAGGCCCCGGCCAGCCCGGCCCGGCCCACCTGAGTCAAAAGGGTGTCAAGGGTGTTTTTCTGCGCATTATAGGTTTTTAGAATATTTTCGTTTGCAAAAACCAAACCTTGAAATTCATCAGACAAGGGCTTTAGGGAACCCGTATCCCTGACTTTTTTTACTACGTCTTCCCATGCCGGGCCCAGTTTGTCTTTGAGAATCATCGCCACCTGGTCGGTGGCCCGGGCTTGCCCGGAGAATATGGCCCGCAACTCCTGAGCAATCTGGATACCGCCCACCTGCCCCGCAGTGGCCAGCTTTACCTTATCGACAATCACTCCCAGATGGTCAATTTCTTCTTTCCTCAGGACGATGCCCTTCTGGGTCAGGATATTCCAGGCCTGGGTCATGTCCTTGCCGGTGGCGAAGTGCTTGGCCGCGGCCAGTTCCAACTCGTTAAACATCCCCTGGGAGTAGGCCAAGGCCCGGGAGTAATTCTCCTGCCCCTGGCTCTGGTCTTTGGCCAGGTCGGTAATGGTGGCCGCCACGCCGATGGTGGCGAGCTTATAGTCGTCCACCGCCTGGATACCGGCCTTGAAGCCGCTTATAATGGCATCCCCCAGTTTATAGGCGGCGGTAGTCACCAGGGCGTAGATGCCGAGCTGCCGCGCCAGGCCGGCGGCAAAGTTCTCTCCGGCGGCGGCGCTGGCGGCGCTGCCCGCAGTGGAGGCATTGGTAAGCTCCTGGGTGGCCGCCGTGGCATTGCGGATCTTGACGGTCCCCTGATCGTCAACGTACAGCTCGATGGTTACGCGGTCTTTGGTTGCCATTTTTAACGCCGGTTTTCAGTTTACGGTTTTCAGTTTTCAGTAGGGCAGGCGTCCCCGCCTGCCGTCCTTAGACCGGGCGACCCACCGGGCCGCCCCTACAGGTCCTTCAAACTCTCTCCCATCCGCCATCTCGCCAGGAGGGTGAGCTTGCGGATCAGGGCCTCATCCCAGGGAAGATTCAGGGAGTCCGCCGCCTGGCGCAAGTTGGCCAGGGAGACTCCTCCCAGGCCGTCGGCCAGGGCCACGTCGCAGATTTCAATAACTTCCCAGGCGTCCCGGTTCCCCGGCAGGAGATCAGGCGGGTCGCAGCCGGCGCAGGGCGGGGGGCCTTCTCCCAGGAACTCTCGGTCTTCCCGGCACTGCTTACAGCCCCCCGGTTTCTCCCGCAGCCACGTCACGACCCTCAGGAGTTTTTTCTTTCCAACTCCTCCCGCTCTTCCTGAAAGCGGGCCAGGTCGGTGCACACCTGCCGCACCACCGCGTCCAGCCCGTAGGCTTCCTCCAGGAGTTCCACCTTGTAATCTTCGGTGCAGGGGATAGTCGAAGGATATTCCTCCGGATCAATGTTGACCATCCTGGCGAAAGTCTCCCGCCGGAGGCCGGTATCAGCCGCCCCGATCTGCCGCCAGTCCACGATCACCGCGGCATATTCCCGGAGCAGCTTGGCGTTGTTGATCCGATCGACGTTCTGGCCGGCCTGGCGGCTCCAGGTGCTCTCCGTGGCCCGCTCCAGCATCCGCTGGAGTTCTTTCCGGGGGAGGAAGCGCACCAGCATCTCGAAGTCCAGGCCCTCCACCGGCACCCAGACGGTTTTCTCCAGCCGCTTTTTCCCGCTCATCCCTTAACCTCCGAACCGGTTAATGGGGCCGGAGCCAATGATCTCATAGGCCACGGTGGCGTTTTTGTCCTTGTCCTGGCCGAACTTCTGGGACTTGACCCGCCCCCCGGCTTCGGCGTTGGCCGCCACGTCCGGCGCAAAATACACCGTCGCATTGAGATAAAACCGGATGTCGGGGATCAGGGCCCCGGAGAGAAAATAGGTATTCAGGGCCTGTTGGAAGGGGTCATCGGGGCGCACCACGCCGGAAAACGAACCCTTCCAGCCCATCATGCCCACGTCCGTCCGCTCCCAACCGTCACCGAATTCGGTGTCGTCCACCTCTTTGGCATCCTGGGTCAGGTCCCACTTGCCGATGCCCCGGACCAGGTCGGTCCCGAGCTTAACCGCTGCATATCTGCCGCTTTCACCCATGATGTGTTCCTCCGGAAAAGTTCAAGGTTCAAAGTTCAAAGTTCAAGGTTTGGGTGCGCAAAGTTCAAAGTTCAAGGTTTGGGGTTTTGGTCTTATGCTTTTCAACTTTGAACCTTGAACCTCGAACCTTGAACTCATCTAAGCGTTGCCGATGAGGATAATTTCGTAACTGCAGACCGCCCCGGCGCTATTGGCGATCTTCAGCAGGTCCAGGATGCTGGTCACCGCGTAGCCCGCCGGGTTTACCAGACACAGCCAGCTCTCCGGCGGCAGGACCACGATGTCGTTGACGTTGGCCACCCAGTTGCTGAACTGCGTCGCTGCCGCCCCGCCCACCGACAGGGTCTGGGTGGTGCTCAGGTTCCGGATGATCAGCGCCTTGATCTTGGCGAAGTTGAGGGTGGCGCCGAAGGCGTTGACGAGCCCGCCGTACAGGTCCAGATCCTCCGTGGCGGCGTCGGCCAGGGCCCGGATATCGTGAAACATCAGGTTGGCCTGGTCGGCGCCGGTGCCGGTGGTGAAAGCCTGTTCGATGCTCTTGTTCAGCGTGTCTTTGGGGTCGGCCAGGTCCAGGTCCTTGGTGTAGGTGCCCGAGACCAGCAGCCGGAGTACCGCGTTTAAGGTGTCAGCCATTGGGTCAATCCTCCTGCATTACGGTATAAGTGGCGGCAAAGATCACCACTTCTTTGGTTATCAACAGGGCCTCCGCCTTGTCATACGACAGAGGCTGTAGTTGCGCGTCCAGGGCATGGTCTTTCAAGGCGGCATAGAGATCGTCCAGTATCCGATAAGCGCCGGTGTCGCCCCGCCGGCTTGCGGCCTCGCCCCGCAGATCCCGGCAGACCACCGCCAGGGAAAAAGTGTAGGTCAGGGCGTAGCCTTCAAACGATGCCGTCTCCCCGGGCAACTCCTGCAGGCTCACCAGCACCGCCGGGGTGCGCAGCACCAGTTCGGCAATCTCTTTTTCCAACTGCCCCTGGTAGGATGCCACCTCCACCAGATAGGGGAGCGACTCCCGTATCCGGGCAATGAGCAAATTTTCAATTTGGGTGATGGTCAGCATGTTAATAACCAGTTTTCAGTTTTCAGTTTTCGGTTTAGTAGCACAGGCTTCCAGCCTGTGGACCTTATGCTTTTGCTTCCAGCCTGCCGTCCTTACCTACCCCATTCTCCCGGTCAAAATATAATTCACCAGGGTCATTTCCAGGTAAGTGATATCCTCATCCTGGAAAAGCAGGTAGGGCCGGGCCGGAATTGGCACCTTTTTCCCCCGCCCCGCCTGGCCGCCGAACTGGTGGATGGCGGCGTAAATCTTGTTGGTGCCGATGACGATGCCGTTGGCCCTGATTTCCGTGGGGGCGATGGACCGCCGCAGAATTCCTTTGTCGGTGAGGGGCAGGCGCCCGGATAAAGCCGCCGCCCCCTTTTTGCTCACGCTGCCGGCCTTGGTGCGAAAGGATTTGCGGCTGGCCAGAAAGGATTTCAGGGTGGATCCCGCCAAAGGCCGCCACTTTGCCGGCCGCCCCCCAGCGGCAAAATTCTTTTCGATGCTGCCCTTCATATATTCGCCGAAGTTCCGGAACAGGCCCGACAGATTGCCGCCCCGCTCCTCCATCCCCTGGAGGCGGGCCAGCACATCCGCGGCTAAAACTCTGACGGCTACTCCGGACATGTATGCTTTTTCCTTGGTTCCTTTGCGCCTTGGCGCCTTGGCGAGAAACCTTTCTTTTTTCTCTCGCAAAGACGCTAAGGCGCAAAGATTTGAAATCACCAGCCAGACATCTTGTCCCGGTCAAACACGCGCGCGGCGCTGGTAATCTCCGTCACGTCCTGGACGTCGCCGGGCAATTCCATCCCGGCCGCCCCCACGATCTCCGCTTTGCCTGCGCCCACCAGCTTCAAAAAGGCCACGGCGTCCTCGTACCTTGTCCGCCGCACCTCCGGGGCCACCGAGCGCCGGGAGTAGAGGTGGTAGAGGGATAGATCCACGGCCAGGGATTTCACCCGGGCCGGGACGGCCGCCAGGGGGAGCTGATACCGCACCGCCAGGTAGGAATCAATCTCCGCCTCCGCCTTGGCAATGGCCTCGCTCACCACCGCAGCGTCGGGCGCGTCGCCCGACTCGGCGGTGATCTGCGCCAACTCCAACTCGGGCACCAGTTTCAGCAGGTCCTCTTGGGTGCAGTAAGCCATTTAAAAGCCTGTTTTCTGTTTCCGGTTTCCGGTTTTCTGTTCCCTGGCTTTTCACCGAAAACAGAAAACCGAAAACTGAAAACTGTTTTAAGTTACGATTGTGTCATAAAACAGATAGCCGGCGTCGGCCGACACCACCTTGGCGTCGATCCGTTCCGAGGCCCGGATCATCCAGGATTCGGGCTTGTTCTCCCACCACTTTTTCACCGTGCGGTAGTTGTCCTGTTTGATGATCTGGCTCTGTCCCAATTCGCTGCCGCGCCAGTTGAAGCAGTAGCCGGCCGAGGGGGTCTCCAGGGCGGCGGCGGGCGGACGGTAATACAGGAAGGCGCCGCCCTTGGTGGCGTTGGTCTCCCAGATATCCACCGCTGTGAAGTCGGTGCCGGCCTTGGTCTCCTTGGCGCTGGAATAGAGGGCGCCGCCGAGTAGGACCTCATCCAGCTCGAAGAGGGCCGCCAGGGTCTGAAGGGTGACATCCGCCGGCGCGCCCGAGGTGCCGGTGTATTTGATCCGGTCGATGATCGCCGCCACCTGCTTCAGGGCCTTGAATGTCTTGGGGTCCATGAGCAGGACGTTGGGGTACCGGCCGATCAGTTGGCGAACGGCCTCCTTGGCCTTGAGGATGTCGGCGATGAAGGTGTTGGTCCCGTCGGCCGGAGCCCACAAGGCCTCGGCATCCTCGCTGTTTGTCCAGTTCGCCCCGGTCGTCACCAGGGCGGCCACCAGGCGCTCCTTGCGCAGCAGAATCTTTTCAGTGGCGAAGTTCACCCCGGTCTGCCAGGGCTGCAAGGGGTCATCGGCGTTTTCAATCGTCTCCCGGGGGATGCGGTGGTCAATGGCGTATTCCTCGCACAGATAGGAGTCGCTGCTGACCAGGTAGCCGGCTTCCTTGGCTTCGGCGCCGGGGCCCCGGACGTCCGCCTCGTCGCGGAACCAGGCGCCCTTGGGGAAGGTAAAATATTTGTCGCTCTTTTTGTTGACCGGCACGCTGGGAAAGACGCGGTCGGCGATATAGAGGCCGTTGCGATAGGCCACGCTGAGATTCGTTAAGATCGCGTCCACATGAACGCTTTCGGGAGTGGGCTGCATATTCGGATCCTCCTGATCAGGCTGGGCAGGTCGTGCCCAGCCCGGTGGCGCAGGTTTTCGCCCTGCGGTCCTTTAATGTACCACGGTGCCCAGGCTGTAAAAGACTACCGCCTCGGTCCCGCTGCCGACATCGGTCACCACCCCCAGGAAGCGCTTGCTGTTGTTCTGGGTGATGGTGGCGGTGCCCGACACGGTCGATAAGCCGTTGGCGGTCAGGGTAATGGTCTCGGCGGCGTCCGCGGTGTTGCGGATAGTGAATTCAAAACAGGAGCCCACCACGCATCCGGCGATACCCGCGACAATATCGGCGGGCGCCGGGACTAAGTCGGCCCGGCCGGCGCCGTTTGGGTCACGCAGGATCATGCCGCCCAGGAGTTCGGCAATGGTAAAGGTGACCGCTCCTGCCGTAGTTTTCGTGGTCACCTCGGCGCGCTGCCAGGCCACCTGAGTGATGGCCGGCAGCGGCCCGATGAGCAGGACGCTGGCCAGGTCGTCTTCGGCCCCGGAGGCCTCCATGACGATGGCCCGGGCGTAGGACAGAGCGGCAGCCGCGGTCTTGCCCTTGCCCGCGTCAGCGGCGCTGACGTATTCCGCCTTGACGAATGATCCGATACCCAGGGCATCATTCATCTGGAGCTTGGAGATGCCTAAAGCCATCACCGACGCGGCCTCGCCGGCCACCGGGGCATTTTGTAAAATGCCCGTCACCACTTCCACTTCCGAGTCCGGACGCCGGAAGCCGGTGGAGGCCAGCACCACCCAGCGGTATTGATCGCTGCTCAGGTCCTCCGCCGCCTTCGCCGAAATAATTAAAACGGGGTTTTCCGTGGACATAGCTGATTCTCCCTCTGATCGCTTGTGGTGGAACAGGTTTTCAACCTGTTCTCCTTACTGTGGTCGGATTACAGCCCGACCGTGGCGGCCCCGTGCCATTTCTGGGCCATTTCGGGGTTATCATGCATCACCTGGCGCTGCGCCTCGGCCAGGTCAAGGCCTTTCTCCTTGGCCAACTGTTGGGCCTTGAACGCCAGGATCTGGTCCGTTGGAGCGTCCGCCGGCAGGTCGCTGGATTTACCGCCGCCTTTGGGCATCCGGAACTCCTCGCCCACCGGCACCAGCTTGGGCCGCACAGCCATCCGTTCCCTGAAGCCCTCCAAATCCCGCGCCGCGTCTTTCAGGGCCAGGGCGCTTTCGGCCGGGATCAATTTACCGGCCTGCAAGGCCTCATCCACTGCGGCCTGGGCCTTTTCCTGGCACCGCTCGGCCTCCAGGGTTTCCACCCGGAACCTGAAGGATTCCAGTTCCGTCTGCCCCTGCTTCAAGGCCAGGACGGCGCCCTTGACCTGGGCCGGGGTGGCCGTTTCTTCGAGTCCGGCGGCCAGGGCGATCTCCGGCAGCGAGCCTATGGCGGCGTCGGCCATTTTAAACCGCTGCTCCGCCAGGGCCAGGATCTCGCCTTCACCCTGCTCCCCGGTAATCCCCAACAAATTCTTCAGCTTTTCAATCATGGCTTTCGCCTCCTTAGTAGGGCGGGCGTCCTCGCCCGCCAGTCCTTTTCCAGCCTTGGCCACCAGGGGCGCCAGGCTGTTCATGGCCGGAACGTTAGTCAGGCCGACGTGCATCAGGGCGGTGGGCCGCCGGGTCACCGGGTCCATCCGCAGCACCGGCGAGAAATACCGGTATTCTCGGTTGGTCAGGTATTCGGCGCCCTGGAGCGTCCATTCCACCCGGCCCCAGAGGCCGTCGGCCCGGGATTGCAGCTCCTTGATCCAGCCCGCCGCCGGGGCCCGTTCGCCCCCCAGGGACTGGTGCTCATAGTCGATGACCAGGTCAATGCCCCGGCCCCGGAATCCCTGGACGATGGCCTCGGCGGCGGTTCGGTCCACCGTGAACGGCTCCCGGCCGTCCGCCAGGCTGACCTCCCCCAGGGGCAGGAGCCGTATCCACTCCGGCAGTTTGCCCTGGTCTGTCAGGGACACGATCCCGATATGCTGTTCCATTTTATTTGCCTCTTAGCGGGCGACCCGGCGGGTCGCCCCTACCTTTGCGTCTTGGCGTCTTGGCGAAAAACAGTTTTTCTTTTTTTCTCGCCAAGGCGCAAAGTTAATCATAAATTGCCTTGTGCCCTTCCAGCCGCTGGCGCACCTGGGCGGCCAAAGCCGGGGGGTATTTGCCGTAGTCCGGCTCCCACTTGCCGCCGGCCGCAGGTGAGACGAAATTATTACGAGGCCCCGCCTCCGGGGGCGAGGCCTGATTGACTGACAGCCCCTGAATGTCAATCTCCCACTGGCTCAGGGTGACGGCGGCGCACCGGCAGTTGTAATCCCAGGGCGGCCAGTAGGTCTGCCAGAACGGGTGATCCAGGGGATACACCAGCCCGTGCAGCGCCGCGTGCCGGGGGCGGGTGCGGCCGTCCATCACCGCCGAATACCGGGCGTAGGGGCGCATGGCCCGGGTGTCCTGGGCCTGCTCCCAATGCCCGGCGCCATAGCTGGAAAGCACGTTTGTCCGGAAGACCGTCTCCCGGTGCCAGGGCCGGGTCAGAATATCCTCTGTAGCCTTGACAAAATCCCTCAGGGTCGTCCCCTTTTCCAGCGCCGTCAGCACCGCCTCATACGCCACCTGCAATTCGTCGGCGGCGTGAACGTAGGCGGCGGTAAAGGCCTTGGCTTTCTCCGCCGCCGCCAGCTTGTCGAACTCCGTCCGGGTCAAAATCCCCTTGGCCAGAAAGAAGTCCACCGCCTCTTGAAAAGGCCGGTCCCAGGCGAAGGCGTCGTTAAACTCGGTCATGCTTTTCTCTGTCTTTCTTTGCGTCTTGGCGTCTTAGCGAGAGACCTTTCTCTTGTTTTTCTCGCCAAGGCGCAAAGGCGCAAAGGTTAAGCACCGGCCCGCCCCCGCATGTAGGCCAGCATCCGGGCCTGGTAGAGAAGTTCCGCCAGTTCATCGACGGGCATGACGCCATAGGCGTCGATCAATCCGTCCCGGATTATCTCCAGGGATTCACCCGCTTGAATCAACTCCCAGACCGGCTTGAGCATCAAGACCGCGGCGTCCTCCGAGGCCGCCAGGGCCGCCTGGCTCAACGCCTCAAGCTCCTGCTGCGTCCGGATCACCTGCCCGTCCTGGGGGATCAACTCCAACTCCCCCTCCCGCAGCGGCAAGGTAGCGCCAGCTTCCCCGCCTGTAACCTTCAGCTTTTCCTCTTCCCCTTTTTCCCCTTTCCCCTTTCCCCCCGGTGGCGCAGGCTTTCCAGCCTGCGGT